GCGTGGTTGTTCGGTAAAAAAAGATAAACCTTTATTATCATAATAGAATTAATTATATTCTCATAAACTATTTATATACATGGCAGAAAGTAATTTGACGGTTTTTCAGAGGTTAACAAAAGTATTTGGGTTTCCCGGTAAGGTAACTCCTGAAGAAGCACCGTCTTTCAATTTTGATAAAGAGCAGATTTTAAAAACAAATAGTCGAGAAGAATATGAGAAAGCGATGTTGCAAGCTCAACAAAGTCAATACATCGCAGATAAATGGACAAAACTCGACCAATCTCTTTATAACCAATCAGTATACTACGAACCTAACAGGTTATCGGCGTATTATGATTATGAATCAATGGAGTTTACTCCTGAGATTTCAGCGGCATTAGACATTTATGCTGAAGAATCAACAACCCTATCAGAAAAGGGTGAAATTTTAACTATATTCTCAGAATCCACAAGAATTAAAAGTATTCTTGAAGATTTATTCATTAATAGATTAGATTTAAACACTAATCTACAAATGTGGACAAGAGGTGTGTGTAAATACGGAGACAACTTTGTTTATTTAAAAATCGACCCTGAGAGAGGTATTATTGGTTGTCAACAATTACCAAATATTGAAATAGAAAGACACGAGGGTAAAGAAAGTAAAACACCCAACCAACAAAATGCAATGCAATTACCAACCAGAGAATTAAGATTTCAATGGAAGAATAAAGATTTGGAATTTCAAGCTTGGGAAATTGCACATTTTAGATTGTTGGGAGATGATAGAAAATTACCTTACGGTACTTCTATGTTAGATAAAATAAGAAGGATTTGGAAACAATTACTTTTAGCTGAGGATGCTATGTTGATTTATAGAACAACGAGAGCACCTGAAAGAAGAGTATTTAAAATCTTTGTTGGTAACATGGATGACAAGGATATTGAGGCATATGTACAACGTGTTGCAAACAAATTTAAAAGAGACCAAATAGTAGACTCGAGAAATGGTCAAGTCGACATGAGATATAATCAAATGGCGGTAGACCAAGATTATTTTATACCTGTTCGTGACCCAGCACAAACAAACCCAATCGAAACTTTAGCGGGAGCTCAAAATTTAGGTGAAATTGCAGATATCGAGTACATCCAAAAGAAAATGTTAGCAGCTCTTCGTATTCCAAAAGCATTCTTAGGGTTTGAAGAGGTTGTTGGTGACGGTAAGACTCTTGCATTAATGGATATACGTTTTGCAAGAACAATTAATAGAATTCAAAAATCTATAATTCAAGAATTAAATAAGATTGCATTAATCCATCTTTATTTACTTGGTTTAGAGGATGAATTAGATAATTTCACATTGTCATTAACTAATCCATCCGCACAATCCGATTTACTAAGAATTGAACAGTGGAAAGAGAAAATAACTTTATACAAGGATGCAACATCAGACCAATCTCAAATAGGTATACTTCCTGTTTCCCACACATGGGCTAAGAAAAATATTCTTGGTATGAGTGATAGTGAAGTTGTGTTGGATTTACAACAACAAAGACTTGAAAGGGCGATAGGATTTGAATTAACAAATACCCAAAATGTAATTAAACGTTCAGGAGTATTTGATGATGTAGATTCTAAGTATGGTGTACCTGAAGAAGAGAGACAAGAAGGTGGTGAAGCACCTGAAGGAGGAGGAGAAATGGGTGGAGACATGGGAGCATCCGCACCACCACCGCCACCACCAGCTGGAGGTGAAGCGCCATTGAGTGAAAATGAAACAAAAAAACATAATATATTGAGCATGTTAGGTGAAGATGAAAATTTAAAAGATTTATTTAACATGGATAAAGCTCAACAGAATATTTATGAAATAGAAAATAAACTAAAAGACTTCTTAAACGAATAACTAAAATGACAAACTTTGGTGAATTAAAAACAAAACTATTAACAAAATTAACCGAATCGTACACTTCTAACAATAAGAGTGAAATTAAAGATTTGGTAAAAAAATTAAAATCAAATAAAGCTTTGGTTGAGATGTATATGTTTTATGAAAACATAGAAAATCTCAATATTAAAAGTAAGGATAAAGCAAAATTGTATGTGGAATCTATTGAACCTATTTTGATTGATAAGATGAAATCTTTGAAAAAAGAAATGAAAGAGTTCGGTAAATCTCTCAAAGATGTTGTTGTGGAGAATAGTTCGGTTTACAATGATTTAGATGTTTTATCTGAAGAATCAAACATGCACAACATTGCATCTAAAATTGACGCGAGAGAAAACTTAATAAATCACTTAGTTTCTGAAAAGAAACAAGAAGTTGTTGAACCTTCCCCAATTCAAATTGAAAACCATTCTTTATTAAATGCCGTCTTGGTAAATAATTTCAATATCAAATACGCAGATTTTTTAAATGAAGAGCAAAAAGGAATTTTTAATAAGATTGTTTCCATGACAAATGAAGAACTGGTTCTTGAAATGGAAAGTATTAAAAAAGAATTGAATAATAAACTTGATTCACTTTTAAAAGAATCGACCGAGGATTCGGTGGTAAGTAAACTTAATAATGTAAAATCTGAAGTAGATAAATCAGAGAATACTAAATACAATTACTACAAATTGATTGAATTGAAAAACGGTCTAATTTGATTTTTCTTGATTCGTGAATAATTGTTGTTTGTAGATGGCTTTTAACTTTTTACTTCTTTTAGCAACTGAGGGTTTGGTATATTCCTGTTTCTCCCTCAATTTATCATTTTGTTTAGTCTTTTGAACCTTGTATTTGTATTTTTTTAATGCAGATTCAAGGTTCTTCTCTTTACTGACGTTTACGATTATCATAAGTTTTTTTTAAATATAATTGAAATATTTTGATTTGTTAAGTTTATTCTGTATATTTTAAATACACCATAAAATATATAAGTATGATAAATTTAAATGAAAAAAGGAAAGTTTATTTCAATCGGTGTACACAATAATGTAAAGATTGGGTACGGCACTGTTGATTACAAGAACTTAAAAACGGTCTACATTCAACTAAACTCATGGACCCAACCCACAATAATCGACCATGACTTTGATAAACTAATATCAAAAACCAGAAGACAGATTAAGGAGAAAATCTATTCTCTAAATTCTGAACTATTCAAGAGAGAATCAATAGTCGATTTAGATATTAAAACCAATGGTATAAAAGAAAACAAAAGGTCATTCATGGACCTTGAAATAACTTTATATGTAGAAAAATTTTTTGATGTAAGGTCAAAAGAGGTTAGAAACATTATATCCAACTTATCAGAATCTATAGTAGATACCGTTTTAACGGACGAAACTTTATTTAATTTCTTTGAAAAGAAGAATTAATTCAGTATTCGGGGTATTTATTATAAAAAAGTTGGATGAAAATACTCGGCCCAAACGAAACCGGTAAAGGTATACTAATAGAATACGATGCCGGTTATATATCACCATTAGAGAATCAGAAAATAATTTCTGAAATGAAGGATGTGGATTATTCACAAGATATAATCCTTTACGCAGTTTTGCAAAAATATGATACCCCAAATAAAAACGGTAGAATATATCCTGAAAGCATTTTAAAAAGAGAAAACGAAAAATATCAAACCTTAATTAAAAAAGGTAGTGCGTTAAATGAATTAAATCACCCAACATCCTCCCTTATCGATTTAGATAGAGTTTCACATTCCATATTAGAAACATGGTGGGATGGAAAAATCTTAATGGGTAAGATTAAATTATTTACTTCTCCCGCTTGGAAGAAAATGGGTATAGTTAGTACCAAAGGGGACCAAGCTGCAATGTTATTAATGAATGGTGCAACTCTTGGTATTTCTTCAAGAGGTGTGGGTTCATTAAAAAACATCAAAGGTCAAAACATAGTTCAAGAAGATTTTGAATTAGTTTGTTTTGACTTAGTATCATCCCCAAGTACGCCAGGTGCGTATGTTTTTGCCGATTTAAAGGACAGAGACCAATATCAAGAATCAATTCAAGAAAAACCCGTAGACTCGGATAGGATGAAAAATCTAATGTCCAAGTTGGATACTTATTTGGGTAAATAATAATTTATTATAGTTTATCACACTATAAACCGTATTTTTTTACATTATCGACATATTTATAGGAAAATATATTTAATAAAATGAGCGAAAAATCCATTCTAGAACAAGCATTACTTCAAGTACAGACTCTTGAAGAGGCAGTTAAGGCAAACGCAAAAGGTATACTTGCATCTACCATGAAGCAAGAACTAGGTGATTTGTTAAAAGAATCAATGGAAGATGAGGAGAAGGAAGTTAAAGAACAACCTACTCCTGACGAAGACCCCACAGATGATGTATCAGCTGTTGCTGATGATAAAATAGGGGACGATAACTCAGACGAAGATGATGACGATTCATCTGATGAGCCAGCTAAAGGTATTGAGGACAAAGATTCATCTGAAGAAGACGATGACAACATGCTTGACATGGGTGGATTCGGAAACGATGATGATGATGTTGTTGATATGACAGGTGCTGATGAGGACGAAATTTTAAAAGTTTTCAAAGCAATGAGCCCTGAAGATGGTGTAATCGTGAAAAAAGATGATGACCACATTGAATTGTCTGACGGTGATGATGAGTATATCATTAAGTTAGGTGAAGAAGACTTAGATGAAACTATGATGTCTGAAGAAGATTTAGAAGAAGGTGATGAATCAGAATATTCCGATGAAAATTTGGGAGAAGGTGATGAATCAGAATATTCAGATGAATCTTTAGAAGAAATGATGGATGACACTGAAGAAACTGTTTACGAAATCGAACTTGATGATACAAACGAAGACATGTCATATGAAGATGATGATGAAACCTTAGGAGGTGAATCATTAGAAGAATATGTTGATGAAACTTACGAAGAAGGTGATGATTCTATCGAAGGTGATGTTGAGGAATCTGCTCGTACTATGGGTAATGGATATCATGGAGGAATTAAATCCAAAAAGAAATTCCAAGCTGGTAATAAGAGAGAAGAAATCAACGAAGAAGTTAGCAAACTTAAAAAACAAAATGATGAGTACAAGAAAGCTCTTGTATTATTCAAAGAAAAGTTGAATGAAGTTGCTGTCTTTAACGCCAACTTAGCTTACGCCACTCGTTTGTTTACTGAACACTCAACCACCAAACAAGAGAAGTTAAACATCTTAAAGAGATTCGATTCAATTTCAACCTTGAAAGAGTCTAAGAACTTATATAGTTCTATAAAAACTGAATTAGACACTAAAAAACCT